TTAGCAGGAATCTGAACACTTGATAGTGCAGGATTCATTACTAACTGTTTTAACTGCTCATCGGCAGCATCGATTTGTACTCTGTCTGATAATTCTTGAATAAATTCAGCTAATGTCATAGTGTTTTTCCTTGCGGACTTTTATGTTTATGCAAATATAAGATATTGCTAAGCATTTTTAAACTTATCTCTCAATTCTTTAGGCACTACTGCAGCACTAACAGGATAAAGCTGATGGTTACAATTGTAACCTCCGCGATTTATGCGGAAGTTAGAAGCATTTGTGCCCGCAATCATACCTTGAGGCAGACCTGTTTTTTCATAGATGGGAACTTGCTCTCCGCAAATATTACCACTTACAATCTCTTCAAGTTGACTTTGATGTATGTAAGGCATACAAGTTTTCTTTGCTGCTATTAGTGCATCGCAAAACGGCCTTGAGGTATCCTTCAGTGAGCCATCATACTTATACCATACTAATCCTAAATCATCAGTTAGCGTTGCATTGTAGTTAGCACTAAACTGATTCAAGCTATCTGTTACAATCTGCTTTGTATATCTCACTAATCTTCCATCACCAGTATCAGTGTTAAGCATGAACTCACGAGCTTGCTCGATAAAGTCTGCTCTACTTCCGCCTGTTGTTACATTCTTAACTAAGATGTCTTTGATTGGTCCTGTAAAGTTAGCTGCTATTGCATCCTGACCTAACTGCTCAATCACGCTATCCTGTGCAAGCTGTTGTATCTGCTCAAGCACTGATGGCACTTTATATTTGCCTACCGTTGCAGTAAAATAATCACGCTGTAATGCTGAGATAGTTTTATAATCTTCAATAATTGCATCGAGATCATCTTGATATTCCTTGCTGAAGATAGTCTTATCAAGTTCTGCCTTAATCTTTGCAATAGTCTTGATGTTTTTAACCGAAGGCTTGATTTGTCCGTTGGATGTTTCCAATTCAGCAGATAATTCTAATACGACCTTATAGGCATCTTCTTGAAGCTTTGGCATCTTAGTATTCCAAGCATCAATTCGAGCTTCTATAAGGTCTGTAATCTGCCTTATTATTGCATCTGCTTTAGCCATCTATTATGCTAATGGAGTTGGAGGTAATGGTTTCTTGAATTCAGCAGCGTATTTCTGCATGATTTGTTCCTGCTCAGTATATGCTAAATCTGCAAAGCCTTCCACTTCTGATAAAGCTCTTGTTACAAATTTGCTGATATTTGCATGGATAACTAAATCTGCCTGGTCTACTGCTCCAAATGTTCTTTGCAAGCTAATGTTCTCTTCAGGTACTCCTGCGAAAGGATCAAGTTTAAGTTTTAATATCACTAAGTCTTTTACTTTAGATTCGTTAAATTTCTTGTCTGCTAATTCAATCTGTGCTGCGTTGATAATTGCAGGATCAACTTTTGCTTGTACCATAGATGTTAATTCATCTACTAATACTTTTCCACTAAGCATATCATAACGCTCAGGAACTGGGATATAAGGAAGCAATTCATTGATATCTATGTTCTGTGCGTAGTGCCTCCAAGCTAAGATATCATAGCAAACTTCATCCATGATTCTTACTATGTCCTCTGCAATAGAATGCACGAAGCTGTAAAGCTCTTCTCTATCTACTTGCTTAGCAACTCCTGATTGAGCTATCGGTGTTTCAGCTAAGAACTCCATACTGATAGCACTTAATGCATCGTAAATATGCTGTCTGATTCTTTCTTCTTGTAGTCGAGCAATCTCAGTTTGCTTCTGAACGTAGCCAATTGGAGGAGTAATAGCGTTATTCTCTCCAGCTTTTGGCATTGGCATAACTACATGCTCGAATGGATTCAATGGAAGCAATCCTTTGCCTGAACAGCTCGGACATGATATAGGTGCTGAGTTCTCTCGTGGAATCTCTCCCACTCCTTTACATCTTCCGCACTGCTGAGGCTGGATAGCCCACATAGTTGAGTGAATGTGCTGCACAATCTCAGCTTGCAAATCACTGTACTCACGCACTGCTTCATTAAGCATTGGCACGATTCCACTGATACGAGATTCATATAGTGTGCAATGGTTGCCTTGTTGGACTACCATTCCGTTCATGTGGCGAACAGGTATGTAACCTAACACATTTGGAAACTGAAACACTTCACTTATCTTACCATTCTTCTCTTCAAATACTTGGAAGATATCAGGCTGAATCAAGAAGAATCTTCTACCATTAGTAAAGTAGTAATCATCTTCTTCATAGCTGAACATCTCTGCATCTTGTAACAGATAGAACTCGTTGATACGATAATCTAATACCTGTGCTGATGTAAAGATTCGAGGATATGGTTTGAAGTATTCATTCTCTTGTATCTCATAATTAATAGGCATAGTTAATACCACAGCATTAGCATCTATCAAGTATGGTTTAAATGCCACGCTGAACATCCAATTAGTGATGCTACTGTTGCGAGGCAAGTCTTTCATTATGTACTTCTCAGGAGCTTCATCCTCCGCAATAAATGCAGGAATATTAGTTGGGAAGCTTATCATCCAATCAGAAGACTTACGGATCTTCATCAAGCTGTTGTACACTTTCGTGAAAACTGGCTTAGTGATTGGAGTGAATATCTTTTTACGATAGTTTTTAATTTCTTCACTCTCCGCTGGTCTGCGTTCTGATATCAGATCATCAGGAAATTCTCCATCAGCATGGATAGCTAACTCTTCAGCTAATTCTACTGCATCATGGTAGTATGAATGTCTGTATTTAGAACTTAAATACGGCTCAAGGAATGCTGGTGTTACTGCTGCCATTAAATTACTTTTCTTTCACTTAGTTGGTTAAATTTTTGAGCAATTTTCATGCTCGGCATGTTCATCCTGAAGGATGCGTTTTTCGCAAGCTCATCATAAACTTGCATTTGTTGTTGAGGAATAAATTTACCTCCTACACTGAAAGCCATCCAACCTTTCTTAATAGCCATTGCTCCCGGAAATCCTTTCATCGCAGGCTGCCAATAGGTTGGCTGATATGGTGCTTGATGTGGCTGATGATTCACGCTAATCAGTGATAAATTAAAGTAAGGCTCATCAGGTCTATCTCCAGCGAATTCTCTTACCTTTAACTTGTTATCATCGTAGTACATCTCAGCATTAGCAAAGATAGTATAAGTTAAGTCATTTTTCTTGAAGTAAATCCATTCAGATGATAAATCATACCACTGCTCTACTTCTCCATAAGCCTCTGCAATATCTTCTTTTGTGGTCCATTCGCTAATTCCTTTCACTATATCATCCTTGCCACGATTAGCCATAGTCCATTGGACCGTACTCATAGACCTCCAAAACTCGTTGAAGTTTGCCATCGGACTGAATATCATGTCTGCATCTACAAATAATGTTTCCTCGAAAGGACTCAACTCTGCAAGATGAAACTTATTCACTAATGGTTTCTCCACAGCAGGCTCGATGATGTGATCAAATATCATCCTTTGTCCAGGATGCAAATGTCTTAATCCTTCTTCATCAGCAATCACTGCTACCTGAACATTCATATCCGCTGACTTAGCTGACAAAGCAAGATTGTAGGCATATCTGCCATACAATGGATGCTTCATTGCTATTGTTACTATTCCTCTCATATACAATTTTTGTTATACAATGTAGGCTCATTCTGTGCCATTAGAGCCACTTTCGATTGAGCAAGGTTATATTTACCATTCTCACCCCATTCAGGCTCGTAATCCTCTGCAATGCAGAAGAACTGATTATTTTCTATTAGTAATGTATCTGATAATAATTGAAGTCTAATGACATCATGAGTAGGCTCATCTACATAGTCAAACCATGCAGTTCTAACTTTTCCACTCTGAGCAAATGGTCTGCTCATTGTTCCATCTGAATACAAGTATTGTTCAGTTTTAACAGGATACATCGGATTGAATTGAAGCAATCTCAATCGCTGTCTTAATCTAAAGAATACATTTGATCCTGAAGCATTAAAGAAGAAACCAAAAGCATAGCCTTGATTAGTACCTTGTACCATTACTGAGCAGTCATGAGATCCTGTTGCCTTATAATTTACAATCGTATAAGATTGCGTAGTGATTCCTGCACACTCATCATCAATACTGATAGTGTAGCAATCAGAAGTAAGACTACCACCTGGCACATCACATGATTCTATACTATTCCAATCAAAGCACCATATCATTCTATCTTTGTAGTAAGTAATTGGATTAGTAACACTACTTGAATCATACCAAATTGAAGCACAAGAGCCATCAGGATAAGTAACTGATATACGCTGATCGTAGCACATCTCTTCAAACTTGATGTCATAAATAACTCCATTCTGTGCTTCAGGATTAGCTAATATAAAAGGCTGTGCTGTTGCTCCTGAATATGTGAAGAACTCTGCAAACTCTCCATTCAAATAAGTCTTTGATAGTGTAGCATTCGCACTATCTTGAATCTCCATATAAGCAATGGTATCTTCAGGCATATTCATTACTTTGTAACTCAACTTATAGTCAGTTCCATTGATAATACTATTGAATATTGTCAAAGGATATGCAGTAGCTACTGATCCATCAATCTTTTGCCATCCATTTACTGACTCGACATAAGTCCAATGTGCATTCACGCTACTATTAGGTACTACGCATACTCCTGATGTAATATTTCTAATCTCTAAATTCTTAATCGTAACTGCTGAAGTATTGCAATAAAAAGCAAAATCTAAATTGATATAAGAACTAACTATCAAACATCTTCTTCCATCAATATTAGTTTCAAAGTTGTTTAATAAATTAACGAAGTTCCAACTATTTGTAATAGCATTACCTAAACCAATTTTGAAATCTCCTCCATTATCATAAGTAAATTCAAAGCTGATTAAAAATACATCTCCAACTGCTCCTGGTAATGTTTGTCCTAAACCTATTTGAGATGCAGTAGGATCTGATGTTGCTCCATCAACAGTCCAAGTCCATGTAGTAGGTGCTCCTATTACAGTTCCTGTTGCAAAATTATACTCATTCCAATTGCTTAAGTCATTTGCAAAGCTTCCATTATTTACTACATCATTAAATGTAGTAATATCACAAGCATAAGTTGTTCCTACAGGCTCATTCATAAACTGAATGCAAGTAGTATCTCCAGCTTGTGCAAGTTGTGCATATGCTCTTGTATCATTATTTAAACAAGGCTGACCTGCGAATAAAGGATCTTCAAATAATATTGGTTGGTTAGGTATAAAACTAATTGCCATTATTCTTACTTATTAATTTGATAGTAGCCATTCCTCTTGTATGGTTATAGGTTAGTTCCGATATCCATCCTCTGCGATAAGGCTGACCATTCATGTTAAATTGCACTGTTCCGACTGTGTTTGCCATGATGATATCGAAATCATCTTGACACATTGGATATTCCATCTCATAAAGATATAACGGAATATCAGTATTATCTACTGTTACAAAGATACCTCCACCGATTGAATTATCCACGCATTCTAATGATGAATTAGCCTCAAATTGAGCAGTAATTGCAAGCGTTGAAGCAGTCTTTTGAGCCTTAAATATTACATACCAGCCATCATTCAGGATCAATGGCCCAGTGAAATTATATCCTTGATTAGGATTAGCCTGACTCATTGTGATTAAGTTTCCAAATTGGTTATTGCTTTGCAATGTACCTCCAGCATCATAAATGAATGCATAAATTCCAACCGTACAACTTTGCGTGCTTGTAGTGTATCCTGTGCTCGTTGCAGTTAATGCTATATTGAAATTGAATACTCCTGCAATAGGTGCTGTGAACTTATTCGCTCCATCAAAATGACTTCCATTATTGAAGATAACATTAGTGAAGTTCATCGTAGTTAACGCTCCAACAGCATAAGCAGTTAACTCAGTAGCTTGGAATTCGCCTTCTCCTTTCACTCCTGTGTACTGAGCTAAATCTCCTGGCAGTCCTCCACGATATCGGTTAAGAATGTAGCTATTAGTTAAGTTAGTATTGAAGTAATAATATATTGGCGGATTAATTAAACCTAAGTTGTTATAGTTCCATGTTTGGCCTGATGTAGGAGAGAAGTATTCGGTTTCAACTAAGAATAAATTACTATCATAATCTTGAGATCCATTTAAACTTTCAGCAATCACATTGCTGGATGTAGCCCAATCAGTGCCTAACTCAAGTGCTGTGTCGATGTTACATTCTCCTTGCACAATATACTCTTCAGGACCAAAGCCAAAGAAGTGTATCTGCTCAGGAAACAATCCTTGATCAGTTACTACACTACTTCCTACATTAACTTTAGCGTATATACTTTTAGTATCTACTTTGCTGATGATTTCATATACATCCGATGCAGTAAAGATATTTGCATTGGTATATTGGTAATCTCTATTCTCAATTCTGATAGTCGGATATTCTCCATATGGATTCTCAACAATTAGTACTAATGGAATTCTGCGATTAATCTCATTGAATAAATCATCAAAGCTAAACTGCGATTGACTAAAGTCATTAGTTCCGCTACCATTTCTAATATTGATACCTGTTGTAATGCATAGACCTTTCCATCCAAATCCCAATAGTGAGCCTTCCATTTCATCAGTGAATGAAGTTGTCTGTAAGTAATCAGATGTAAACTGAAGTCTTCCATCACTCATAAACTTAATCAGGTATTCAAATGCATCATAAACTCGATAGCAATTGACATCTGCTCGTGCAACACCTAAAGTAGAAATATCTAAAAAGTCCACTTGATATACTGGAGGAGTTGTTATGGTTACTCCATTCTTACTCTTACCTGAATCTAATGTAGTGCTGATGCTCTTATTGTTATTAATCATTGCAAAGTATGAGTTATCCTCAATCTTCACTGTTGCAGTGCAAGTCCTCTCATTAAATTGGATATCTGACATAAATAAGTTACCACGCAATAATGTGCGGTAAGTGATTCCATCAGCACTTATTCTCACTTCAAATTTAATCTTAGTGCAATAGCCATCAGTACGAAGCTTTGTATATAAATAATCATAAGCTTCTCCAGTGAAATCGACATCAGTATCTTGATTAGCAAGTACTGAATTATACTCATAATCTCGCTTGATAGTTGTTTCGATTTCTTCCCATCCTTTGGGAGCATCAAATATTATATCATCTAAAAGAAACTGCATCATGATCTTCTAAGGTTTTGACCTCTTAATAATTCTTTAGCCATCGCTCTACCTATCATCCCAGCATTACCTACTTCAACTGTCTTATTCTTTCCAAGTGCTCTGCTCAATGCATAAGTATCAACGGAAGCAGTTACTGATTGTCTGCCACCTGATGAAGTTCTGCTCATCACGAAGTTATTAATCTCGGATGGACTAATCTTCTTCTCGTAGATGGCTTTGATAGTAGGATGATATGCTCTGTTAGTCTTAGTTGGAATCACTGCCTCACCTGGCTGAAGTATTGCATGAACTGAATCTCGGCCCATATCAATACCAGGTACTGATAGAGTTCCTTTAGCAAATTGTGGAGGTCTTTGTGCTATGATTGTAGCTAAGTTTAATGCTCCTACTGTTGCCGCTAATCCGATTGCATATGGTACTAAGTTTGGAGGCTGAACTCCTAAAGCATTAATAATACCTTGAGCAATACCAATAGTTGCTGCTGAAATTTGAGCACGTTTATCAGCTTCCCATTGCTTTCGTTTTAGCTCTCTTAATTTTGCATTGTAAGTCTTTTCATTGACTAACTTCTTATCATATTGAGCTTGTAATTCACTAATCTCCTGATCAGTTTGTGCTCTTTGTAATGCAGCTAAGTTTTGAGAAATAGAAGAGATTGAATCAGCAACAAATTTAGCCGTAGCAATTCTATCTTGAGCGGCTTTTTCATCTGCTTTTTTCTGGTCATCTGCTTGTTTTTCTTTAGCTTTTAATTGCTTATCACCTTCTTCTACAACTGCTTCGGTTATTTGTTGGTTTAATGCTATTTGATCATTAGCATATTGAGCCTTAATTGCAGAGGTATCTTTTCCTGTTACTTCAGCATAATATACTTCTCGTGCATATTGCTCATCAAGAATATCCATCTGAACTTGTAACTCTGCAATCTTATTACCTTTAACTAATAATAATCTAGCACGATTCAATTCATCTTGAAGTTTTTTCTCAAGTGCAATTCTTTCTTTATTACGCTCTTGAACTCTATCAGCTTCAAGCTTTCCTTCAGCATCCATTTCAGCAAATATTCTCTCCCATTGTTGCTGTCTTTCTTTCTCTGCTCTTTCACGTTCAGCTTTATTTTTTGCACTCTTTACTTTATTTTGTTCAGTTAACTTTTCATTTTTAGCTTTATTATCATTTATTTCATCAATATTTTGTTGCTGTATTTCATTTGCCGCAGTTTTATTAATAACATTTAATTGCTCTTGAAGTGCCTGATTTGATTCTTTTATCTTAGCATTTTTTTCTTTTTCAGTTCTAAGTTGAGATTCAGCAGCAGTAGCATTTGCTTGTAGTGCTTTTCTCAATTCGGGATCTCTTTCCTTAGCAGCATCAGCTCTTAATTCTCTAGCATCTTTTTCTAATTGAATAATTTTTTGATTGCTTTTTATTTGATCATCTGTTAAGCTTTTAGTTTTTTTACTTAACTCATCAGTATCTTCAAGTCTTTTAAGTTCTATTTTTTCTCTCTCTCCAGCTTGTTTAGATAATTCTCCGTTTGCAACTCGTAAATCAATAGCTGTTTGTTTTTCCTTATTTTTTAATTCAACAGTTTTTTTCTTTAAATCTGCTAATTCTTTTTCATTTAATATAGCTTTATTCTGTTCTTGATTTAATAAAATATATGCACCAACAAGAGCACCAATGGCAGCTACTGCTAAGAATATTGGATTAGTAGCTAATGATGCAGTAAATCCTTTTTGAGCTACTGTTGCTTCAGTAGTAGCTATTGCTTCAGCTTCTGTTGCTACAGTTAATGATTCCTGTGCTGCAGTGGTAAATCCAAGCACTATTTTTACATCCTGAAGTGATTCCTTTAAAGCACCAAATGAAGCAATTCCTTGCGTTATATTCAACGCACCTTGCAACTTCATAGCAAGCTCCTCCACTTCCTTGTTCTTCACTCCAAAGGCTTGTAATGCACCTGTAGCTACAGCGAAAGCACCTACTACTCCTTGAGCAAGGTTGCTAAATGCTTTTGCCTTAGCTTCAGGATTTAATAAGTTAACCTGGCGATTCAAATCGCCCATCTGATCAGCAAGTGCTCCAGCTTTAACTCTCGCTGCATTGGCTTCCTTACTGAATTCTCCGTACTTCTCCGCTGCTTTCTGAGCCTCTTCTTTGGCTTGCTTAACTTGTGTACGTAAACTAACAAAGCCATCTCCAGCATCTTCTGCTGATTGAGATAGCTTGTCGAGTGAAGCTACTTCTTCATTAGTAACTTTATTTAGAGCTTTTAACTCATCGGTTGTAGTTTTGACATCCTTACTATCAATGTCAAATACTATCTTGACTGTTTCCATTAACCTTGACCTCTTGAGAGTTTCACATAATGCTTGCTTGTCTTGAGCTTACTGCTCCTTTTTTTGGAATGCTTTCCTGGTCTGCTTACCTTTCCTTTTTTCCTGTATAAAGATACAACCTTAATCGCCTTTGCCATTATCTCTCAATCACTTTTTTAACTGATCCATCAGAGTATTGATATATCTTTAAATTGCCTATTACAGTAATTTTAATCAAGTCAGGTACTTGAATGGATGGAGCAGTAGTCGTTGAATAGATAGTGCTGTAAACACTTCCGTAAGTGCCTGTGCTATTACACTCTCTTCTATATCTCCATTCATAGTTAGTATTCGCCTTTAAATTGGTAGCAATCCAATTATCAGTTGTATCTCCCACAATTTTAGTTGTCCAAAATGTTACTCCTGCCTTGCGATATTGTATCTTATATCTTACTCCACAGCTATCATCTACCCATAAGAACTTCAATGCTGTACTTCCAACGCTATCCACTACCATAATTGGAAGATCACACTGGCATAAAGTAGTAAAGTATTTTGTTGTACTATATGCTGAAAGTGTAGTTCCATTGATGGAAGCAATTGCATACTCATAGTCTGTTGATGTAGTCAAAGCATAGATTATCTTGCTTGCCGTATCAGGCAAAGTGATGTACTTCCAAGTTGCTGCACCTACTGCACGATACATGATTTTGTATCCATTAGCACAGGTATTCTTGGTCCATGATAATGTTACTGATGTACCTTTCGGAACTCCTACTATATTGGTAGGAGATTTAAAGCACTCATTAATGATAGTTGAAACCTTATAAACTGAATCGCCTGATGTGCCTCCATTATTATTAGCAGCCATCAACGCTCCACTCATCTTTACTTGTCCTGATCCAAGAGCAGGTGCAACCCAATTCCATGACCATGATGATTGACTATTCCCACTTTGAGTATGTGTGATGTACTTCGTTCCTGTAATCTTAGTCTTAGTAGTATTAGTAACTATCATCGTGCCTTTATAGTTACCTAAGCTATCTTGAGGTGAAGCTTGAAATCCAAATCTCACATAAGTAGGCTTATTAACTGTAGCAGTGAATGTGTAAGTTTGTCCAGGTACATATCCAGTGCTTGGAATGTTACTCGTGATCTTCGCAATAGATGTATCTGCAAAGACTGCCGTTCCTGAATGACATCCTGAATAAGCACATGATCGATAGTTAGATGCCTTATCATATGCATAGCCTGAAGGTGCTCCATCAGGAGAGCTGATGATGTTTTGTGTTAATCCTGCAACAAGCAAGATGATTGCGATAAATGTAATTGTGTTTTTCATGTTATTCAACTATTTGCCAGTAAACTGTGCCGTTATCATTTATGTTAGTGCTTCTAATCTCGAAGCTAACTTGATTAATTGTGTTCGGTGCATAGATGTAAACATTGCCTATGGCCGTAGTGTTATCCTGATTCCTTGTTAAGATTACAGCCTTGCCAGCATTGAAGTTAGTAACAGTTACTCTGCCTGCTGTCAGGTCTGCAAAGCCTGATGTTTCATAATTCACATCTGGAGTATCAGTGGATGAAATCTCTTGATTCACTCCATCTTCTATCCATTCGTAAATGATATCCTTTCCCATATTAGTAGTAATAATAAAATGCGATAGTTCCTCCACTATTGACTTCGGTAAGTGTTCCTGCTGTTGCAGGCAGTGTAGTGAATGCTAATGATTGACTAAAGGCTGCAAAGCCTACTGGTCCTATATTAGCCTGACCTTTGATGTCAAAGATAGATGCACTTGATTGGCCTGTGATAGTTCCTGATGCTGCATTACTAAAGTAAGCAAACCAGTATAAACCTTTTGTCAAGGCCACTGATAATCCTGTAATAGACCTTTGTCCTGTTGAGCCATCTAAGGCAACAGTTCCAGCATCTAATAATCTAGTCAATGGTTGAGTAGTGGTAGGATCATTAGTATAAATACCAAGTCTGCAAAGTGAAGCAGCAGGTCCTAATGTATTAACATTGATTCCTAATCGAGTTATAGTTATATCATTGTCAAGTAGGAAAGGCACATATCTTATAGCTCCATTAACATTACCAAACGATGCATTACCTAAAGGAAGCATTCCATTTGTGTACCATCTTGAAGCTTTACGAAACTGACCATATCCCACTTGCTTATTGTTGAATGTACTCCAATCAGTTGTATTCAATGCACCTCTGTTAGTTGCTGATGCCGTTGGAAGATTGAAGGTATGAGTAGTACCTGTCGATGCAATATTAAAATCAGTTCCGCTTCCATTAGTAGCTAATGTCTGAGCAGCTCCTGTTAATGAATTGATAGCAGTGATACCTGTGCCTGCCATAATACCACTCTGCTGTGTTATAGTGAGTATAGTAGATTGTATAGCAGGATGTGGATATGGACTTGTTTGAATAGATTCAGAGTATATAGACATATTAGCATCAGCACTTGCCCAATATAATTCTATAATATCTCCTGCTACCAATTGAATAACATAATTCCAAGCAGCCATCATATATGCTGGTGAATTACCTTGTAAAGATAAATTACCTGCACTACTTGGGATATCAGTTCCATTTCTTCTTAACCAAAAGTTTGCAATATCAACACCTGAATCACTCTTATCTAATTGAGAAGAGAACTGTAAATTATAAATTCCTGTATTAGCAACAACAATCTCAGAAGTCATTGTTCCTGTATATGTAGCAGATGTCCTAAGTTGAGAAACTGATACTACATAAGTACCTATTCCTCCTGTACCACTTGTAAATGCAGATATAAAAGTTCCTGCTGTTATACTACCTCCTGTTAATACCATGCCCACCTTTAATGTTCCAGATGTAACACTTGTAACATTTAATATAGTTCCTGCTCCTGCACCACCATTATTTATAGTTCCTGTAAATACAGCAGTTTGTGTTTGTAATGAAAATCCATTAGCTAAATCAGTAGTATCAAATTTTACTGCTCTTGGAGTATTTGCAGTTGGATTATCTTGTGTTGTAGAATCTGAAATTGCTAAGTAGTAACCTGTCGGAGTTGCAGCAGGTTGAGCTGTCCACTTTAATCCTGTTGCAGTAGAACTATCTGCTACTAACATCTGCGTATCTAATCCTACTGGAAGCCTTGCATCAGCACTTGCATCATGAGTATAAATATCTCCTTTCGTAGTTAACGGAGATGAGCCTCCTCCTGCATAGCTATCAATGATTGCTTGAATTGCTGCAAGTACTGTAGCCGCTGATCCTGTTGGAGTAGTGAAGTCAGTGTATGCTATGGTCCATGATTGGCGGTAAGCATTGTTCTCAACTCGATGAGATGTGAATACAATGTACTCACCTTGCAACTCTACTGAGCAATAGCATTTCTTGTAATAATAACTACGCAAGCCATCATTCAATTCTACTTCCGTAGCACTATAGTCAGTTAGTGAGTAGCTCATATTAGATACTTAATGCTCCTACGATTAATGTATAAACTGCTCCTACATCTAATGTAGTTCCATTCATGATATCAAAATATTCTCCTGCTGAAAATGATATCTGTACATTCTGATATGATAATTCAAATAATTCTGCAGAGCCTGAAACTTGATTATTGATTAAAGTTAAGCTAACTGCATTTGCTGGAAGATAATAACTATATGCAGTAGTACTATCTCCTGTTGATGTATCAGTGTTATAATTATCTACTACTTCATAACTAAAATTTAAAAATCCGTTTGCTACTGTTGCTGCAAAGTTTTGAGCTCCTTTTGCGTATGTTATTGATGCTGGCATTGTGTTGTTTTTTATTTTTATTTGTCTTGTTTATATGTGTGTTCTAAGAGAAGCATATACTCCCACAGCGTTAATTTGTTACAATTTACTCCATACCTCTGATTCAGTATGGTCCTTTGAATGAATCCATTCTCCGCATTCTTTGCCATCACATATCCTGCAGCTTCATCAATTGATGCCCCGCCACCTTGTCTATCACTGACAAACATATCGCTAAATCTTGCTCTGATAGCGTTGGCAACGGTACTATATCCTTTAGCTGCATCACGATAAAAAAATCATTGACATCTCCTGCCTCCTTCCAGCGTTTGATTTTCTCTTTCGCATACTCAGGATCATAACTGTATGGACTCTCATTCTTATCGAAGAATGCAACCGATGCAAACTTATAAATGAGGTCCGTAGTAGGTACTACGAAATCCAATCTCTCTTTAAGCATCGATACTATCTTCCACAACTCACTAACCTTAATCTGCTTCGGATCATTTACAATCTCATCGAATCGCTCAATGAATGTCTGTAAGTGTTCCTTCTGAAGCCTCATGTTCCACTCTTCGTACACCTGGAGTGCTGTCAGTCCTCGACTTGAGAAGGTATTAAAGTAATCCTTCAATCGATAGTACTGAACTCCGTTACTAATAAAGGCAGGCTCAATCACATGTCCTTCTTCTAACTGCCAAACTGTTTTGCCTGTTACCTTAGTAGATAACTTAAGCCATGCGTTTTTCGTAGTAATCTTTAACTTCTTGAATCGCTGTTTCAATCTTTCCATATCTTTTTATTCCATTGTAAATCAATTCCCATCTATTCCACTTGTCAAGCTTGAACTCATGCCCATCAGGATGCTTCCATCTGTAAGCCTTGCTCATACAAGCACATCTGCCTCGTGCTCTATAACCTATGCTTAATAGGTAATCATTAATATCCGTCATCAATTAGCTTCTTATATATGATTGTGTTCACTGCTGCCAATGCACAAATATAAAGAACTGCCTGAATTATAGCAGGAACTAAATCACTCCAATCAATGAATCCTATCAGATATGGCCAGCTATGAACGGAAGCCATGCAAGTTACACAACCTGCAATTGGCATCCACATCTTGCCCATGTATTCCTCGCCTAAATCATTCAACTTCTCGAAGATCATTCCTTCTTCAAAGGCTAATCTCAATCCGTTAATGTAAAGAGAATTGAGTAATAAGAATAATAGTGTCTGTTCCATTAGTCAGTTACATTTACAGTTGTTCTGAATGTTAGCGTTGCACAGGTATATTCAACTCCATCTACTACCCAACTCACAGCATCTCCATTAGTATCTTTAATAGTCATTGTATAGAAGCTATACTGGTTAAACATGCCAGCCGTAGCAAACCATTGATAAACGGATAAGCCACCTTGAGCAGTATCACTATAAGTGCCTTGCTCCCAAATCACTCCTGAAGTGTTATCAGTGTAGTAAGCTGTATAACTGCCATCAGCCAAACCAAGATCAAGATAAAAGCTATCAGTACCACACTGAGTAAGCTGAATAAATTGGCAAGTGTTGCACAATGTGGGTACGGCAGATCCTGTAGCAAAAGCAGCAGGATAATAATTATCTTCAGTTTGGATTACAATCATTACAGGAACATCAACAGGATTAATAACATTAAATGTTATAACGGAATCAGTGCCTGTATTCAAAGTAGTTGGTCCACTAATTGAATAAGTTATTGTTGCTCCAAATAATAATAAGCCATCAGCTATTATCTGATCGCCCCAATTTATCAACGATGCATTAGCAGTTAGGTTTGCACCATTGCCATTTATTGCAGTAGTGTACATAAACCAATAAGGCAGATTGCCTAGCTCATTTCCTTTGATTGTGATTGATGTCGTATAGTTTGCCATGTTACAAATATACTAATTAAAAAAGCGAATCCAATCTCTATGGAAAGAATTGCAGTAATACCTGAAGCAGTCCAATAAATCGGCCTTCCTCAAGTCTGTTCTTCTATCCTTGATGATATCGCCTTCGTTATCAACCTCCACATACTTCAAGTCCTTGATAAGCCACTCACATGAAGGATCTATCTTGATGCAATAGTTCTGAAGCAAACTATTCACGAGCACTCGCGTATCTCTGATGGATGGATTGACTGATGGCTGTTTCATCTGTGCTCTGCCTAACCTCAACTTCGTAGCCACTACATCATAGTAGCCTAAGTTACCTTGAGTCAAGGCTGACCTGTTAGCTCCAGTGCTATCACCAGTAATGATGAAGGAAGCTTTAGGAAAGGCCACTATTATCTGATCACATAGCTGATAGATGTCAGAGTTCTTCAGATAGAACTCCTTAACTACATTAATACAACCGTTAATCTGTTGGACCGCTATGCATGTGATAGGATCAACATTGAAGTCAAAAGATAAGTATAGATGCTGGCTTGAATCGTACTCCACAGGATGGATATGCTTAGTGTCAAAAGCATAAGCAAAAGGATTATTCGTAACATCGACATCCTCCGCAAGTATCTCACATCGGAAAGTAAGCTCATCCAACTGCTCACGCAAGTGATCCACTTCCACTGGATCAATGTGAGGATTATCATAAGTGCTCAGGTTAAAGGCTGACCAGGACTCATCCTCTTTATTGAATAACTCTTTAAAGTAAGTCTGCCCGAACTTCGGAGTAGATAGAATCCATGCATCTCCTTTGAAGTCGAGTAGTGTAGCCATGATAGTTTGATTCCACGCCTCTCTAAACTTCTTAGCCTTCTCAGCTTCATCAATCACTACTCTCGCATACTTCCTTCCTCTCCCACTATCAGGCTCATCCATACTCCAGAAGTCAATCACTCCGCCTGTTATCAATCGCATCTGCTTTGTCTGCTCATTCTTGGATTCAATCACGCTCTTAAGTGCTGTCTTGAGTTCAATCCATACATCATTCAAGTCCTTATATGTCGGTGCATAATAAGCACAAGGTAAGCCATCAAGAGCAACCTGCGGAAGCAGTTCGTTTACTGCCAGCGTAGTCTTACCCCATCTCCGACCAATCTTAAGAACATTGTACCTGGACTTATCGCCAAGTACTTTAGTCTGTCCTGAATGAAGCTCTTTAAGAGTTACTGTTATCTCACTCACGCACTACTCTGATTGTAATGTTATTATCATCGGTCTTAATCTCTTGACTGCTCATCTTCGGATGCAGATAAGGCAAGATATCAGTAATGGCCTTGAGCCTATCCTTAGGCTGCAAAGCATTCATATCAGCAGCGAACTTGTATAAGTCGTACTCATCAAGGTAATCCTTGAATACATCCTTAATCCAGTTCTTATCTCCTATCATATTATTTTCCTTTACTCTTCTTTACTTTGTTAGGCATCTTCTTCCACGCTGCCTTGCTTGTCTTTTTAGACATCTCTTTAGCAATCTTCGGATGCGTTGCATACATTAGACCTGCTTGTGCTTTTGATTTGAATGGCATATGATTTTAGTTTTATGTGTTTATACAAAGATACTACACTTTTACATTTTTACTCCTATACTGATAGAAGTATAAGAATTCATCTATGAATACATCATCAGTAATCAAGCCACTCTCAGCCAATCGCACTGCATAATCTTTATCCTCTTCATGATTACTATCAGCATATCCTATCTGCCTTGCAATCTCTACCTTAACAGGATTCAAGTGATTCAATGGCCGATGGAAGATGTAACAGTCAGAGGACCTAAATACTTTATCGATGTACTTAAGGCCAGCACGATGTACGAACTCAACTGGCTTGATGTTATTGCTCGTGATGATACCTCTAAAGCCAATGCCATCAGGCAGATACTTCATCTTACTCAAGATAGCGTTCACATAATGTGAAGGTACTAAGTCATCATCATCAATAAAGCTGATGTATGTAGTCTTACAATCATTGAGTGCTCGTTGCCTCTTGTTGCCGATGCTATCCGTTGGATGCTCGAATACTTCTACTTGGACCTGATCATTAAGCTGTGGTTTCAACCTTGCCATTAACCTATCCAGGAATGGCTTCCTACTTGGTATAGTTAATACTGCAATGGTCCACAGTTTCTTCATATCGGGAACTTATGTTTTGCTCGTTCAAAGAATATCTTCTCACCTATCCTCCACGCTGTTCTGCTGTTCTCCGATTGGTAGGTCTTATCGTATTGCGATTTGCCAACACTAAAATGCCTGTGCTCAATCAGGATATCAGTTCCGTTGTAGTACATGCCATGACTCAAGGCCGTTGCTCGCAAATCATCATCAGCAAACATACTAATGTAATCAGGATGATACATGTATCCTAACTTCGCATAAGCTTCTCGATTCATAATCGGAATGGTCATCTTCTTGGAAGTTATTCCATCATCTACCTGCAGCAATCCTGGTCCATCTATCATCTCGAACTTGTGGAGGATTCTATCATCCCACAATTCAGGACTCCACATATCATCCGACACCAGGATCAATATCTGCCCAGCACTAACTTTAGCAGCTTCATTCGTTGCCTCAACCATATTCCTTGAGTTAGCCGTAATAAGCACAGCATCTGAATTAGTAAAGGTCTGATGGTACTGCTCAAGCGATGCATCCTTTATCGATAAGCTCACTATCCACTCATACTGATGTTCTCCTGAGGCCGTTGCCATCCAGTGGTCGTAACACTTCCGAGCCTGAACAGCTCTGCCCAAGCTCGGATGAATTAGTGAAATAAGCATTTAAAGCGTTTTAAACGATTAACTTCTTAAAAAGGTAGGTCAGTGCCACCTTTCGCTCCAAAGTCGTTTGTAGCGTTTGTATTGCCGTTGGGCATAGCTTCCTTAGCCTTTATGTTCAGGTACGTTTCACCTGCTTTAGTTTTAGCAACCCAAGCACTAAGCTGGAGTTCCACGCCATTTACTTTCAACTTCCCAGTGTAATCAGGATGAAGTTCTGTTGTCTTCTTGTTGTTCTTGAACAACGAGCCTTGCATTTCTTTTAGTTCGTAAGCCATTTTTTAGAATTTTGATTGTTTATGTAAAGTTAAGAATTTAAGTTGAATTTTGTGAAGATTTATTTACTGATTATTAGTTACTTATCTCTTTTTGTGATGAATTTCATTATAGAATCATATAAAAAGAGAGTATATAAAAAAAATAGGTAAGAATAAATACTAATTTTTTTGAGGTTTTTTTTTCGCAATTCATCACACATTCTACAGAATCAATTAGTTATGCATCACACTTGCGTGATGATATTTTTGACTTCATCACGCTTTTCCGGGATTTATCACGAAGTGAGCACCTGTTCTCGTAGTTTTGGTTAAGTATTCCCAATGCCAATAATCGCAGTAAGCCTTAATCCAACCACTAATCTTGCGATTTGTAACCTTGATTGAATCATGATCAATGGCTCTAAACTCATTGCATAACTGTCCAAGTTCGTAATATTCGCCATGAATAATCTCCTTAAGTCTAAACCATTCAATAAATGCTTCAGGCACTGAGTTCTTGAGTTTCTTTAGGCTTAAGTTCTTATTTTCAGGCTTTGCCACTCCATGCACCAGGTACTGATGCACGCACCACATCATGAAGTTGTCGAATAGATTCCACTCAGCTTCTGACCAATCATCGTATAGGTTGTGGCCAAACTCATCACGAGGCGAGAAGTTAGGCTTGTAGTATTGTTTCAGTTCTATCTCGATTCTTCTGCGTTCATGCGATGCACCAGTGCCTTGAATCACATAGTTGGAAGTGATAAGGAGTTTTGGCGATTCTTCATAAGGTATGTAGAAGGAATCCTTGTTCTTCTTCTCGACTTCAATACCTTCAGTGATCATGGAGAACTGCTTCTCGAAGTCAAAGAATCTGCTCACATCTTCCAGTGCTATGATTTGCGTTGACAGTGTTACTCGCTGCCAAAGGAAGGATTTTGATGCGTTGAATGACTTTCCATCCATAGTTACCATGTTCTTGATCTTGGATAGTCCTTTAAGGAATACTCCTTTACCTACTCCTCCTTCAGGATGATCTGAGATTACTTCATCAGTAAGGATAACAGCACGAGGATTCGCAGGATCTTTGAAGTTGTGGAGGATGTATCCAATAGTTCTGCACATATGATGAAAGCGGTCTAATAGTGGAGTCTTGACTTCATCAGGTATGGTTTGGAACTTCTCGGTGCTGATACCTGTTGTGATGTTCCAAATGAATAGAGCAAACTCTGAATGCCCGAACTCATCGGAATTTCCGATTAGTTGGATATCTCGGTTAATGATTTGGTCCTTCCATATGTATCCTCCAACCTTATCATTAGCTTCTATGCATCGCACTCCTTGATTATCTATCTCTATCCAAGTGTTCTTGTAGAAGAAGTAGGCAGTTGAGCGTGAATCACGAAGCCAATCGATATCGTGAGGCTTGAGCCATTCGAGCATATCATCACGGAGGTATTCTTTGTTGAGTTTACGCATTACCTGAGATTTGATTACATCATCGCAGTGCTTTGCATTAGCAGACATATACTCTCGAACATAGCCTTTTATTTCAGCTGATGAGATTTCGGATATTTGACACTTGTTATCCTTGATCATTATCCAATCCTTCTCGTTGATCATATATCGGAATATCTTATTGTCCTTATACCAATTGGTCAGGATATCATTATCGATTAGGACATGTCCGAGCTTGTTCTTCTTCCAGAACAGTGAAGCGTTGATCTTCTCTTGAGCTGCCTTGATTGCTTCCTCTCCAATATCGGATGATATCTTATCTTCTTCTTTGAGTGCGTCAATGATTTGCTCAGGAGTATAATCGTGGCGAATAAGATTCTCAACCTTATTAACTATGGTTGAATCAGTAAAGGATTTGGTCTTGAACTCATGAGCATTCGCTGCATATGCTGACTTGACAGTCCTGCGGATTTCGGATTCATTGAAGCCTTCATCTGCGAACTGGAGCGTTTGATATACTGCCTGAGATTCTCCTATTCCGAATCGATTGAACTCACATGCTAAGATGTAGCAAGCATTGTTACGGTTACCTTTAGAGAACTCTGCAGAGTGTTGCTTAAGTAATCGCTCGATGATCTTATCTTCTGAATTGACATAATACGGATTGCGTGCCTGTTGCTTCTCATACTTGACTTCCTTCTTTGGAAGAAGCTTATAGAAGATTGGAGCATCAGGATTGAAGTACATGTTAGGATCATAGGATAGGTAGCATCCACGAGATATGTTCTTACACTTCTCATCAATGGTTTCAAGTCCGAAGTAATCGGATAATGAAAGGTAATACTCGCCATGATCCTTGATGTTCTCAGGAATACGGACAAGGACCTTAACTCCTGTTGCTGTTGGAGATATGAATGCAGCGTAGATGTATTCTTTCTTCTGCATGATACTATCAAATGATTCATCATCGAAATCCAAGCAGATTAGTCCTGAATGCTTGATGCAGTCCTTATCAGTACGCTTTAGGAATGTACCTGACCAGCATATAAGTGGTAGGTGCTTCTTAAGTTCTTTCTCTTCAACTTCAGTAGGTAGGTTTCGCAGTTTGGATATGATATCAAGATGCTTATTATGCTCTTGATTCTTGATGCGATTGAGCATATCCTCCACAGACATAGTCCATCCATGCTCAACTTCATAATGAGTTTTATAAACACTTACTTCCATTGCCATCCTTCAGGTAGATAGGTACGAGTTTTAGTACGTTGCACTGATGAAAGGATATCGATGTGAGTAGGTATGCCGAGTATGGTCCTTCTGCGGAGGAACTCGCATAGTAGGTTATAGTTGATTCTGATTTTCATTGTCAAGTAAGTTTTGATTAAGGAATTCAGTTTGATAGGAAGTGCGTCTTACTCCATCAGTGGCTCTGATGTAGTCGGTTTCAAGCTTGCCTGTGTTGATAATTACCTGTGCTACTTGAGCAATTGTTTCAGCCTTCTCTATAGTCATTGAGTTAGGCTCTTCATCCTTGAGCATTTCGATTACTTCAAACAGATGATTCCTTAGGTCGTTGATCTTGTTTCTTGCCATTTTTGATAGTTTTTTTAAGTTTGGTTAGTACTCTAATGGTTTGTTTTATTTCAGGAGCAAGTCTATGCAAGGTATTACGAAGCATATTTTCTTTCCTGGAGATACACTCAAGATTTTCGAGTGTTACATTTAATGTGTTGCGATCCTTAAATACAATGATATGATTTTTTGCAATAGGACCATATGCATCTTGATAAATTTTTACATGAAGTGGCATCCATTTGGCTTTAGACAGTCTGATGTAGTAGTAATTTTTCTTTGACTTATCATGTCGAAGTGTGATTGCTCCATCGTGTTTAGTGTTTGGAGGTAGTCCACCTTTCTTGAATTGGGTACTTTCCATCTTTGCATAATTCTCAGGACTGATGTAATCCTTTGGACTTTTGTCTTTATTCCAAGACTTATGTCCTTTCGTGAATCGATGAGCCTTGCCAGCTTCAATCATCCTACCTCTACCTGATAGCTTCCAATTGTCAAGATATTCTTTAGTCTTTTTGACATTGAATCGAGATACTATACGATATACAATCTCAACAGTTGTGTTTAAATCGGCAGCTATTATCTTGGTATCTTCGGTAGGATATCTTCTTATGACTTCATCAATAAGGCTTGTAGTGTACCTTCCCATTTACTCTGAATCCTTTAAAAACATTCTTACGATTCTTACCAGCTACATCATAACTAACATGTACCCAATCAGGATTCGAGTCAGTTCCGAACTCCCATATTAACTGATCAAAGTTAATGTGCTGTTTAATGTAGTTAAACAATTGAGCATTGGTTACTCCATTCATTGTGCCATCAAGGTCCAAGTCGAATGCTTCGCCTCGCATATGTTGAGAGCTTCCTGATGAGCCTGAAATGGCATCATTGAGAGCTTTACTTCTGAATCCTGATGTAACAGGAATCTTCAGTAGGAACTTCTCACATACTTTATCATATACATTAGTTGCTAAGGCCTGCAGTGCGATTATCTGCTGTTGGTTAGGCCTGTTATCAATGCCAAGTCTTATGGCTGTTGCTGACTTGCAGCATTCTTCGAGTGTTAGATATTTTCCGATTAACATGGTTAGATTGAAAGTTTTAGGATTAATTCTTGTTCAGTTATTTCTTGCATTGAATGACTATTACCGAAGTAGCATTTGCCATCATACAAAGTTTTGTTTTCAAAAGATATTAGATGATATCCTAAGTATTCCCAATCAGGTTTACTTTTGATTCCTTCAATAATCACTTGATGTAAGAAATTAAAAACTTCTCCTTGTGTTGCATTAACTGTTTTGCCATGCACTTTTTCTTCAAGTAACATAAACTTTTTAGTAGTTTTATTAAAGATGATCCAATCAATATCATATACTCTGAAGCCAGTGTTAGAATCAGGTAAATTTTGTTTAAACCATTCACTTAGAAAGGTTGGTCTGCGATAAGTAAATTCGAGTTTTGTTGACATTAGAGTTTAGGTTTTTTATGTTCGTACCAAGCCAGCACTAAAAATATTAGCACTAAAAAGGCAACATACATATTGGTTAGTATAAATAAGTAGCACATGTGATTATGAGTGATGAAATGTAAATAACTTTTGCGATTGTTTCGTATCGGTTAATCTGTTTATACATTCTGCCAAGTGCGTAAGAGTTAGGTGCTTGCCATTGTTTTCTGCGAAGCCTTTTAGCCTGCCACTGGAAATAGAATCCAATGGCTAAGCTAAATAGTGGTATGAGTATCTTGATCATTGCTTACCTCCGTATTTCCATGCATAGTGATTCACAACGAGTCCGACTAAGAGGCCTGCTGCTGCTGACTTCCAAAAGATATTACCTTGCTTCTTCTTATTTAGGTCCGCCTTAAGCTTATCCATTGCAATGGTCATATCCTTTTCATTACTCTCGTACTCATTGATGAGGTCATTCTTTGCCTTCATTGATGCATCGTGTCTGCTGATGATATCATCCTTCTGTGCGATGATTCCATCCTTGAAAGTCAAGTTTTGCTCAAGCAAAGTGATGGCTTGTTTATCAGCATCGGACTTGATTAGGTCCTCAATCATGTAGCCTACAAGCTTCTTGCTCATAACTACGGTACTATCTTGATCATTTACGATCTTTGTAGCGGTCTGAGAGATACTCATTGTACTGAGCAGAACTCCAGGTACTAACAGTAGAAGCTTTTTCATTTGATTTTACTTTTATGTATTTAACTTTTTGAACATTATTTTGAATCATATTATTCAATATTTCAATTGAATCTTTTGCTCTTTCAAGTGCTATGCTATCAAGTGTATTGCGTTTTGCTACTTCAATAGTCTGCTCTTTTTTAGGCTGGTAATCATCCTTGATGACTACCTCTGCATCCTGATTGCACTTTGCTATGATAAGCACAGTGAATAGGAATGCGAAAGCCAATCCGATGTATATCCACTTTCTCATTTAATAACTGAATTGATATTTTCTAAGAATTGGATTGCTTGAATAATCTGAGCCTTATCAGCATAAGGAATTATCTCATACAACTCGACATTAACAGTCTTGTTGAAGTTAGCTGTTATCTTGCTGACTGCATCACGCTTGTTCTTTAAGTACTTGCTGGTAGGCATATCGACTATACCTGTAGTATCAGACATCGTGAATGATGAGTAAGGCACAGCCAATGCAAGCTGTTGCACTTGTTCAAGATAAATTTTAGTGAGTTGCATTTTACTCATTTGTTCGTAGGATTGCTCCTGCTGTGCACTGGCCTTCATCCCGAAAGCGAGTAGCACAATCATTAATGGTTTTTTCATATTTGATTCCAATCGTTTATAAATTGATCCCAAGTGCGAGCCACAAGGTAGATTCCGCCTGCCTTCTCAATATCATCCTTCATTCTTAGTTGAAATTCGGAGAGCTTGTCGTTACCATACTTAATCTCTATTGCTACTGTTATTGCAAAGAATTTACCTTGATGCTCCACTCGTTTGCTTGCCATAATATCAGCAATGCCTCTACGAGTATTTGACTTCCTAAAGCGTTTTAATTTCGTATCGTAAATACCTGTATTATTAATGCGATCAGCATAGTTGCCAGTATATCTAATGAAAGCTTCAATAGACCTGGTAAGCTCATTAGCTCCTTTCTCTGTGAAAGGTCGAGTTGGAAAGAGGTTTTTACGAGCCTCGCAATTAGGCATATCTTTGAACTTGGCTTCATGTATTGCTTCGGTAAGTTGTAGTAGAGTCATTGTGTAAAATTACTCAATTATAAGGTTATGATTTAGCTCTTCTTGAGTTTTAACATATGACTTTCCTTGTGGAAGTTCTACTATGTTTTGTTGTTTAATAATATCATCATAAGATATCCATCCTTTAAATGTATATTTTGGGAACTCTCCAACCATTAATGCGTACAAGTCAACTTTCTTATCTTCCTTACCATATCTAATCATTAACTTACCAGTTTTATAAACAGTTGTTTTAACATCAACTGTCCTTCCATCTCGAAGCACTGCATCATCTTTTAAAAAGTGATTTTCATCAGGATTAGTTGTATTATCAAATTTAGAATTTGTCAATATGCAGAAAGCTAATTCTGCTCCAAATCCATTAATATTCATAATGGCTAAATCCATAGACTTATCTTTTTTAAAATTAAGTTCAAAATAACTTCTATCTTGTTTTGCAATCTCATCAGCCATATTAAGTATAATTTGCTGTTGTTTGAAATTCAATTCATATGAATCTCCGTAGTTTAATTCTTTCATTTTATTTTTTTTTAGTTACATTATTTCATCTATGTTAACATTATGATTGTCGAAGTGTTCGAGTATCTTATCCATCACTGTTTCTGATGTTAGTTCTCCTTGCTCCTCCATCCATTCAAGTTCCTTGCGGATATTTCTTAGTTCCCACAGCACACAAGCCATGTCTAGTGATTTGATGCATCGTAGATGTGAGCATGCTTCATCAGGATCAGTAAGGTTGAATTCTAGTGTTGCTTTCATAAGTGTATTATATTGCTCTTTGGTTTGTAATTATTATTATTTAGGTATTATTAGTACAAATATGTGCTTTATATTGCACTTTATACTAATTGGTAT